GGAAATGATTGCCAAGTTTCCCAATTAACGCCATCATTACTTACTTGAAAATCTAAATCATAAGTTGTTGGGCCACTAGGAGAATATGCATTAAATCCTGCATAGAAAACACGTGTTTGGTTTGAGTAAGCGGCACCAAACCAGTTTTCTGATAGCGTGGATGTTGCATATTGACTTAAACTTGCATTACCATTTTGATCAAATAAACTAGGTGCTCCTGTATTATCAGAAGGGAGTGCCTGAGAAATGGTTGGATTAACAATGTAGATCCAGTTTGCCTCGAGTACATCGACGCAATTTTTTGGCATGGTTAAATATTGTTGATTGGTTTGTGCTCCAAGAACAACAATTTGTTGTAACCAAATGTTAACACCACGGTTAACAGAGTTTTGTAGAATGTAAAATAACGCCTGTTTACCAGCGTTGATATATTCAGGCGTGATTTCTTCTGCTGTTTTACCAGCATCACGGTAGGCATAGCTAATAAGTTGATCGACCGTTATCTTGGTTTGATCATAGGTGCCAGAGTAAGCCAATGTTATCTCCCGCGACCAGCAGCTTTACGCATAGGCTTAGAGCTAAAGGATCGACCTTTATCAGCCTTGGCAAACTCCTTACCAACTTTTTGTGGAATCCCAACCTTTTTTGCAAAAGATGGAGAGTGTGCTACACCCTCCATGAGATTATGTTGTGCTTTTGATTTACTTGGCATTCTTAGTCTCCTGTATGTGAGAATCCACCACGTTTAGCAATTTGAGCAAGTGCCGCATTAATTTCTGCATCAGAATATGGACCTTGACCTTGAATAGGTTTAAGTGATTGACCACCACCTAATCCTGCTGCATTAGCTCTTCTAACAGCTTGTTGAGCGGCATTTGTTGATGCTTGAGCTCTAAGAAGAGCAGCTTGTTGAGCTGGATTTAATGGCGATGTTAAAGAACCATCGGCCATATGTTTAACGTGACCACCTTTTTTCATTACAAAGCCGGGACCAAAACATCCACCATTAGCAGTTGGATTAATACCACCAGTACGACCTGTTGGAAGAATACCAGGAGTAGGTTGTTGCATTTGTGGTCGTTGCATAGCTGGAATGCCATTCATTCTTTGCTGTTTAGCATACGCTTGAGCTTGCAACATTTGTTGTAATGTTTGAGGAGGGATTCCTGAAGCTGGATTGTATGGTGCTGGATTATTTGCATCCAAAGCACCAGTCAATGAGCCGTCGGCCATGTGCTTCTTATGTCCGCCGGCTTTAGCTTTTTTTGATGCGTGACCGCCTTTTTTAAAAAAGTCAGAAGCTTTAGGTTTAGCACCTGCAGATTCTGCATTAGCTTTTTTATCGCCTGTTGGTGGGACTTTATTAATTTTGTCTACATCGCCAGCTGGTTTTGATTTTTCTTTTTCTACATCAGAACCTGCTGAGTATTTACCAATCTTGCCACCTTTTTTAGCTTCTACTTTCTTTTCTGTAGATGGCTCTGTGATGGTTCTACTGAACCGCCTTTTTTGTATTTACCACCGCTGCACATTGCCTTGCCGCCTTTTTTCATAGCAGCAGATTTAGCGTCAGCTTTCTTGTCGCCAGTAGCTTTAATTTTTTTGATTTCATCTAAGTCGCCAGATTTTTTGTGCATCTCGATTGCACCGCCAGCTTTGTATTTTTTAACTGTGCCTTCTTTTTTCTTATCACGGCCACCTTTTTTGAGCTTGATTTCTGTTGGCTCTTTTTTGTGTTCAGCTTCGTCGTGTTGTTTGAATGCTTTTTTGATTAGAGCTTTATCTTGAGCAATGTCACCACCTTCTTTGTGATGTTTAGCTTTGCCGCCCTTTTTCATGATATTGATGTGACCGCCCTCTTTGTAGCATGGCATGTCAGATTTCATTTTTGTATTACTTTTGAATCCGTCCATTTTGGTTCCTATAGGTTAAAATTGATAAAATTAGGATGATCAGTCCTTAGCTCTACTAATGCACAAAAGCCACTTTTTTCGCCCCATGTAGGAATAATTCGCGCTCCCTGTAACGTCTAGCTTCTAGTATGGCAGGCTTATTCCAAAGTAACATGGCATCAGCCGCACCATGGAAATTGTGGTTTCTGATGTTTCTAATAACCGTTGATCTTTTAAAGTTGTCAACGCCAATATTAAAGCAAAAACTTAAGAGTGCCTCGTATTGGTATGTAGTTAATTCGTAGGGTGACGTCTCCTCCACTGCAGTGCTACAGGACTTTATATCCTGCCTAAAGAGCTGTAATACCTCGGCATCCGTGAGCGTCTTATGTTTAAGGTGATCCTCATCTTTTTTAATGAGGTGACCAATACCAATGGTAAGTTTACCTTGGCTGTCTCGGTAGGCTTCATTTCTAAAGCCTTCCTCTTTTGATAATAGAATAACCTGATTGGCTATCTTTGAAAGATCCATTTCCAACTTGGTATGGTTCACTTGCTCCGTATTGCACGTGATCGAAAAAAGTGTGAGCAATCCTGCAAGTATAAATACTTTGTTCATGATTAATCCTTTCTCTGCGTATGTTACCGCAAATTAATGATTCTATGTTAGATTTTTGGGAAAACTAAGCTAGAAAAGCCCAGAATAAGAAGAGAGAATTGTTCATATTTAACCTCCTAAGAACAGTTGTTTTTCGTCATTTCGACGGGTGACGAGACCCTTGATGATTTTACCACCAGCCCTGACGTACTTCGTGAATTCCTCCGCAGCGCCCTTTTTATCATTTCTAAGGATCTTTTGACGGAGGGTTGATCGCTGTAGTACCCCAAGACCAAGATTGAAGCTAAAACTAATAAGAGCATCAAATTCGCCTTGTGTAAGTTGCACAGGACAGAACTTTGACACTCCCTGCTCAAATCGAGCCAAATCTTTTCGAAGAATCCCATCTACTTCCTCCATAGTGAAAACTTTATTCCATTCTGGCGGTAGGGATTTACCATCACCAATAAGGTGTCCTACGCCAACAGTCCAAAGTTTAACACAATCTTGGTACGGTTTCAAGCGTACACCTTCGTGATGTTTAATTAATGCTATACCTTTGTCAGATATCTGCATTAGTTTTTCCAGTGACGTGAACCGAAGTAGAAGCCAATAATTGAGGCAACAATAGCCATCTCTTGGTCTGAGAATACTAAGTCAAGTGCTTCTTTAAAGTCAACACCTGTCCAGATAGCCCAGATCATGCCAGATACGTCAGTGAATACTAATAAGCCAACAAACACATAAGCAATGACTGGACGTACAGAAGCACGTAGATTAACAATCCATTGTGCTGCACCTTCTTGTTCTTTAGCAGCAAATGCATACAATGCAGAAGCTTCTTGTGCATCAGCCTGCACTAAGTTCTCTTGCAAGTTGATTGCTTCAATACGTTCTTGCGCTTGAAGGTTTTGTTGAGCCATAGCCAATTGTTGTTGCATTTGCAACTGAGCCATTTCAAGCTCATGTTTTTGGTCTGACTTTTGTTGAAAAAAGTTTAAAATGGATGGGAGACCAGAAGTCGCGAATCCTAAAATACCTGATAACATACTAAACATAATTAATTTCCTAGTGGGTTAGTGGTGGCTTTTCGAAGGGCTTTCATTTGCTCTTGCATAGAGGTAATCGCTGAATTGATTTCCAATGTATTACCTTTAGCTAACGCTTGCGCTTCACGTGATGAAGCCAACGCATCTGATGATTTTTCTTGCATACGAATAGAAGCGTCTTGTAATGCTGCTATTCTGTCTTGTTGCGTTTTTACTTGAAGCTCTAAAGTTGTGATTTGAGATTTCATATCACCAATACCTTTAACTTCCTCAATCGCCGAAACCGCTTCGTTGTAGCGGGTTATCGCCAAGTAAGCTCCGCCACCTATAATTGGCAATGCTGTTAAAATTAATCCCAATATCATCTGAGGTGATAAAGTTAAGGAGAATGTCTTGTTCTCTGCCATATTGCTTGTTCCTGTGTTAAGTTGATATATTCTTGAATTTGTTGTTGCTGCATATTGTAGCCAGCATTAAGTAATTGCATACTCATGACTACACCGAAACCTGGAACGATTTCTTTACCTTTGGGTATGCTAGTTTTCGCCTCTGTCTTGTTGGTTTCCGAGCTTCCTGTAGAGTTGCTCGTACTGCTCGATGCTGTCCCAGAGGTGCTTTCTGACTTTTGTGTAGTCCCACTTTGGCTTGTCGTTGTTGTCGTTGTGTCTACCAATGGGGTATTCGCAATAACAGGGTTTTGTTGAACATCCACAGATGGTGCAACCTGTGTCGTTGAATTCATTTGTTTGCTGATCACCGAGTTTGGATTCGTTGGACTGATCGGTGACACTGGGCTTGTCGGGTTGTTTAGATTTGTGACCGACATGACGCATGTAGTCGAAGTCGTAACCCAATCCGACCAAGTTGGCGTGGAATATGGATCCGAACAAGTCGATGATCTGTTTTGTAGTATGCTTCCAACATANCCAGNCTGACACGATAATGTCTGTGTCTGAGTTGATGGTNTGCACGTTGCTGGATCCGGTGTNCATGAATTGGTTGTAGTGATCCACGNCCCCGGGACGGGTTGACCATAAGGATCTGGACAACTCGTTGTTGCTTGTTGGATTATCTGTCCTGAAAAATGAGTCGGACAACTTAAACTCCTTGCTGAAACGCTCGTTTGACAGCTCGGTGGAAGCGGCGTGCAGTTGTTCGAAGTTGTTTGCCATGGGCCCCAAGTTTGCGTCGAACAGAAGTAAGTCCTACTTTGATTGATAGCACC